GAATCATATATGGTAACAAAAACCAAAGCTATCAATAAAAAATCCAACTATTTCATTGAAAAGGAAATGATTGAACTAGTTAGACAATATAAAGCTACTAAATCTGATAAAATATTCAATAAAATCAGTCCAGTCTTAGATACACTTATCAATGGTATGATAAACAAAGAATTTAGCTACAACCATCATATAAAGAATAATCGTAATGATGTCATATCCGAATGTATGGTAGAGATTTTAAAGTCATTAAATAGATATGACCCGGATCGAGGTCGTTTGTTTGCATATCTAAACCGAATAGTTAAAAATACTCTTCTAAAATATTACACTAACTCAAGGAAAGTAAAAGACAAGGAAATGACTTACACTGAGCTGACACGAAATATGTCTGAAGAGGCTGAAGAAGACACTCCAATCAAAATTAGTATGTCAAATAATAATGGATCTAATGAATCGATTGACATTAATTCAATGGTAACTCCTAAACCTAAACCAAAAAATGTTACTCTAGATATTGATACGAGCATATATCTTACTTATCAGTATTTACTTTATGTGAAAGAAGCTGTACAATTCTATCTAGATAATGTGAATATTCTTAATGACACAGTTAAGAAACTAAAATATGAAACTAAAATATCCTTTGATTTCAATAGATATTATAAGAACAAAAATATCCAACCATCAGATACCTTACTATATAAGACTATTTTAGAATCAATCAATATTTCATTGAACAATATAATGTCATGGGTAAAGTCTACATATTCAGATGTGATAAAAGAAGAACCTAAAAGTTTCGACGGTGAGTTGTCAAATCGAGCTATAGGTTATGTTAGAAGTTTTGTCAAGAAGAAATTAAAGAAGGAAAATTTAGTGAAACATTTTGAAATTGAAGATCTAATCGAATTGTTGCAATATTTAGTCTATCAGAGGAATATGTTCTATGACAAAAACTAATTATACATTCAAATCCAATAGCAAGGATATGTTATCTTTATTAGCAATATCTAAGATTGCAACATTATATAATAAGATTCTATTTAAGTACACCAAGGGATTTGCTGGTAAAATCGCTGTGCCAAAAACTGATGTCTCTGCAATACCTAAGAAGTTTATGACGATAGCTGAGTATTTAAATTCAAAACCCGCCTGGAAACAGATAGCTAAGTTTATGTCTGAAGCTAATATCAAAGATATCAATGACTATTTAGAAGTAATGATAAGAAATTGGCCGCAAATATCAACAATTATAAATATGAACGATAGAAAAATACCTCTTAGCAGTATAATCTTTTCAGTTAAAATGTCATCGATGTATGATAGATTTAAGACAAAAGAATTGGATTCTGCTAATATTAATAAACATTTAGCATTAAAGATAAGTGAAGACTTTAACCGCTTAACTCCATCTTTACAGAGCAATATCAACAGCTTATTTAGATTGAAGAGTTTAAATTCAAACTTAACATTTAAAGAAATTGTTCAGTTATTCACAGGTGAATTTGAACAAGAATTCATTTCTATTATTCTAGATCTAGACGAGACTGAGATAACATACGAGAAATTATCAAAAATGTTTATTTAATTAGAAAAGTGTACTTTTATTTTCATAAGTTAAGATGAAATATATAGATTGGAGTGAACATTAACATTGGCGGATGTCATTGGTTGGAATCCGGATACCTTTTCATTTTCTCCAGAATTCCAAAAGCAAATTATTGTAGCGATGGTGCAAGAACCCAAGATATTTGAACATCTAGGGGTTCTCACTAGTCATGAAAACTTTGAAATAAGAGAATATAGCGAAATATTTAAAGGTATACAGAAATTCTTTAATGAATATCGTGGTATACCAACAAAAGAGATTTTACATGATTTAGTTGCAAAGACTTATAAATCAGAGACATTGACTGAAACGGTTTCTGAAATCTATGATAGTGAAAGGTTACCAAGCTCAACCCTCCGTTATATCGAGGAAAATGTAAGAAATTTTATTAGTTGTCAAGCAATCAAGAAAGCAGTTATTGAGTCACTGGATGACTTGGGTGACATCAAAAAACATTTGAATGTAAAAGACAGAATAGAGAAAGCATTGACAGTCGGAGCTTCACTAGATGACTTTGGTGTCGATGTTTATAATGATGATGAAATATTGAATCGTTGGATGAGAAGGCAGAATGATTCTGAAGTAAAACGAGTATCTACTGGATGGACTAAGTTTGACCAAATATTCGGTGGTTACGGTGTAGGTGAATTATTTACTTATATGGGCCCAGCACATAGCGGTAAGTCAATGTATCTAGTCAATGCCGGAGCTAATATATTGCTGCAAAAGAAGAATGTTCTACATATAACATTGGAAATGTCGGAAGAAATAACATCACAAAGATATGACATGAGGTTATTAGGTTTAAATAAAGATGAGCTTAAGACACCTAAAGCTAATGCGAAGATTAAAGAATTACTAGAAAGTCATATCGGAAAACTTGTAGTGAAAAGATATCCATCTGGATTAGCTTCGGCAGCGGATATAGCTGCATTTATAAAGAGACTTGAAAATGTCAAGAAGTTTGTCCCTGATGTATTAGTCGTAGACTATGCCGATATTATGCGATCATTAAATAAATACAACGACAAGAGATTTGAACTAGATTCAATTTATCAGCAATTAAGAAACTTAGGTATAGAATTTAATATTCCAGTCATAACCGCTACTCAACTTAACCGCTCGGCCATTGAAAAGCTTGAGACTGGTGGAATTTTAACAGAGGAATTCATCGCAGAATCTTATGGTATTGCCAGAATTGTAGACTGTGGTGTGACAATTAATGCAACTCCAGCTGACAATGCAAACAATAATAGTGTCATTTATGTCTTCAAGAATCGTGATGGAGAAGCCGGAGCTCAATTTAGAATGTTTGTAGACTTCTCAAAAGCAGTAGTCCGTGAGTGGACTGCCTCAGCCAATATAAAACAATTTGCAAAACCGACTAAAAAATAAACTTATATTCATAGTTTACATCCGGACTTAGATATGATATAATATCCCTGTTGAGCAGCTAACTTTCAGCTGGAGGGGAAATCTATGGACCACGATTACATTACCATTAAAACCGGAAAATACGCTGGATGGACTCTTAAGGTTCTGAGCGATGTTTATGTTGAGGTTGTTGAGGGAGAGCAGCATGTCAACCATGTCTGGTTCTTAGTCATTGCAAACCCTTACGGAGATCAGTTCCGCCACCATCATCACTTTATGTTTCACGAGTCCGCGCATGGTTTTGCCATTAATGTTTTCAATAAACTCAGCAATTGTATGGCAGAGCTTAATCTTGACGAGCATTGGTACCAAATCCATGCCGAGTATGGTTCTGATGCATACCTCGATTACCAGGAAGCTGAGGATGTTTACGACGAGTACGAGAAAGACCAGATTTTTTCTCTTTAATTTAAGGGAGGGTTATTAATGCCTAGGATATCCACGAAAAAGACTGGAACTGAGACGGTTAAGGCTAAAAAGACCACGGCGACTAAAGTTAATACTGAGGTTAAGGTTCGTAAGCCACGAGTTAAGAAAGTTAAGGCAGATGCGAAGACCTTTACCGACGATGGAATGTTTTTTGAAGCCAAGTGCATTGTTTTTCGTATACCCAATGACAATGGTGGAACGAATATTCTGAAAGAGTTTGCAGGTCCAGTCACCATCGGAAAGAACAAGATTGGTAAAATGACCAAAATGGCAGACGGCAATTGGGCTGAGATTACTGACATTATCACCAATGAGCAGCATCTCACCTTTGTCATCAATCCGATAGCTTAGTAGTTTTGGCTAGGAGGATAATTAGCTCCTAGCTTTTTTATATATAAATTTAATTAAAAGTTGACATTTATATATAATTGATAATTGGAGGTAAAATGGATACAATATATTATTCCGGAATCGGTTCAAGGACAATTTCAGATGAAATGTATACGTTATGCAAAGATGTAGCGACCATTTTAGCAGATCATGGCTGGATTTTAAGGTCTGGAGGTGCTGATGGCGCTGATTCTGCATTTGAGGCAGGGTGCGATTTAATCGGAGGAAAAAAAGAAATTTATTTACCCTGGAAAGGATTTAATGGAAATAATTCACCTCTGTTTACGGTCTCAAAGGAAGCATACGATTACGCTAAGAAATTTCATCCAGCATACTCCAGGTTGGCCCAGGGAGCGTCAAAACTCATAGCCCGTGATACATATCAAGTTTTGGGTGGAGACCTTAAAAGTCCATCCCGTATTGTTGTATACTGTGCAGAAAAATTAAAAACTGGAGAAGTTAAAGGTGGTACAGGGCAGGCAGTAAGGATTGCTGAACATTATAATATACCAACGTTTAATATTTTAGATCATAGTAAATTAAATATAGAAGAAATAATTTTGCTGATTAAAGGGAGATTAAAGAATGTATAAAATTGGAGATTTAATTTATCTAGCTAACGCAGAATCAGGACCGATGGTTGAGCATCTCGTTCGTATCGATGGAATATCTGGTGATGGAATAATCAATAGTTCCAAAGTTGTATCGGTGCACAAAATGCCTCAACAAAACGGTGGATTAGGTTATATTCCAATGCCTGGATTCGGATTAATTTCTAATAATCCGACACTGCAAAACGGAAATCCAGGGGTTCTATATATTAACCTATCTAATTTTGATATGCATGGCAAAGTAACCGATCCAGAAATGATAAAAGTTTTTGATAATTTTTCAACTAAACTAGTTCTACCGGAAATAGGTAAAAAGGGTCTGATTGCATGACAGAAATAGATCTATTCTTTGTTAAAAATCCAAAGAATTATTGCACAAAATCCGAAATGAAATGGCACCGAATATTTCTAGAAATCACAGAAACCATAGCTAATGGAAGCCATTGTGTATCAAAGAAGGTTGGAGCTTTAATCGTAAAAAATAAGAGAATTATATCTACTGGAATTAATGGAACTCCATCTGGTCTAAAAAATTGTGATGAAATCTTTGGAGATAATTATAATGCTGAAGAACATCACGCTTGGAGTTTAGAAAATGAAATCCATGCTGAAATTAACTGCCTACTCGTCGCAGCTCGAGAAGGAATTTCAGTAAAAGATTCTGACATATATATCACGTATTCACCATGTTTAGACTGTTGCAAATCAATAATTGCTGCTGGAATTAAAAATATATATTTTAAATTAATATATGAAAAAGATACAAGAGGATTACCATTGTTGAATGATAGTGGTATAAATCTGTATAAAGTTGAGGAGGATAATAATGCCTAAGAAAGATCTAGATTTAAGCTTTCTTGTACAAGGATCAGAAGAAATACAATTGCCATCAAAAGGAATATTATATGGTGGAACTGAATTTGCCAGTGGAAAAGTTCATATTCGACCATGGTTGACTGCAGAAGAAAAGTTGATTGATAAGTTCAGCCGCGGAAATTTCTATAATATTATCAAGAAACTTATCCAGTCTGTAATGGAAGAAAAGACTTCGATCGATATGCTGACTATCGGAGATTTCTTCTATTTACTATATTTAATTCGTTCCTTAAGTTACGGTCCGAAATATACAGTCAATATCGAATGCCCAAAATGTGAAAGTAGCATTCAAAATACGATTGATATGACTAAATATGAAGTTACTTTCTTAGAGGACTGCAAAGAACCATTATCAATAGTTTTACCAAAGAGTGGAATTGAAGTTTCATTCCGATTGCCTAGACTGAAAGACATGATTGAAGCGACTGAAAGAACTCACTCAGATTCAGTCAAGCTTGGAACAACTGTTAGTCCGGACATCTTCAAACTAGCTCGATGCGTAAATGAAATGACATTGCCAAATGAAGATAAAACAATATTGACGCAAGATGAAGATTTTGATACAATGCTTCTAAAAATTTGGCCAAAACTTCCAGCTATTGACTTAGCAGCATTCCGGAATGAAATTGCTAAATACGATCATGGCTTTGTAGAAAATATATTTACAAAATGTCCGTCATGTGAAAATTATTTTGAACAAGCACCGATCCTCTCATTCGAATTTTTTCGTCCGAGCAACGGAGAACCCAAGAATGATGACGGATCTATTGTCGGTTTATCGGAATCCTAGTATCGACATTGAGAAAGAACTAGTTCAATTAGTATATTATGGTAAAGTCAATTATTCTGATACATACCTAATGTCATATAATGCAAGACAAATATGGTTTAACGAGATAAAATCGATACTAGAAAGTCAAGCAAACATAAGTAACGGATTAGATCAACTCTAATCCGTTATTTTTTTAACAAATATAAATTAAAATTAAGTAGTGTGGATAATTAGAAATTTTGGAGTGAGAATATTCATGCCCGACCCAAATTTAATTAAAATTATCGAAGAACAAATAGAAATCTTAAGACCAAAT